AAACGTTTACGGTCAGTTTCATTTGTTCTCTGACCTCGAACCTGCGTTTCTAACAAACTGTTAAGGCTAGCACAACTTATTGATATTTGATTGGTAAGTTCACCACTGAGAAAGTTAGTTGATTCTTCAACATTAAAGTTAGTAATAATGCCTCTGTAGCGTTCAAAGATTTGTCCACTAATTGGTTGCAGTGTGGTTGTGTCAAAGAAGCCACGACGCACAATTACGTTACCACCTTTGATACTGGTGCTTAACACAATATCCATGTAACTAACATCGCTGGGAATACCACTCAATGTTATCACAGTGTCGCCATTGGTTGTTTTTAAATCTTCGGTAACATCGCCAATCTGCAAGAAAGCACCTAGTTCTGTGTAGGTGTTACCGCTGATTGTAACTGGTTGATATGCACTGCTGATGTAATATGTAACATTGCCTAGTGTAAGGTCAATGAACAGTGCATGACTGATCTTTGTTCCTTGAACTGCTGTAATTGTTGTAGTCATTAGTCTTCAATAACCTCTGCTAATTCAAATGCACCATCCCATGCTATTCTGTCATAGGGTATCACGCTGTAACTGGGCTTGGTGATGATTACCATGTTCCAAGTAACATCTTTGCCTACTTTGATTCCAGCGCCCACTTCAGTATAACCTGCTTGGTCAATAAATGGTCTGTTGATGGGCACAGTGATTGTGCTGCCACTGCCACGTGTTACGTCTGCGGTCACAGTGTAAGGATATTTGTATGCACCAGTAGGCATCCAATAGTCACCTTTGCGGAACACATAAGTTCCTGAACTTGCACTTACCGAACTTACATTCATTACTACGTTTAATACGTTAGCACTGCTGATTGTAATGTTACTGATTTGTCCTGCACTTAATTGACCTTGATAAGCAGTAACATATGCTAGACCTGAATTGGTATTGCCAATATCGATTGTAGAAGTTTGAGTTCTATCAATTTTATCCAGTTCTTCTAACATACTTCTGTTAGTGCTGTATTTCATGCCGGCGTGCATTTCCACAGTCATTTGCCATGGCACATTGCTGGCAATGCTGGATATTTTAATAAGACCACTGCGGCTTACAGTGTAACCGGATACTTTTCTGCGATCAATGGTGATAGTCACGCAGTTGTCTATGATTCGTTGTAAACTCATCGTGGTAATCTCCTAGCGCCTGCTTGTGTTACGCTGTAAATAAATTCTGGATCACGTGCTACTAATTGTTTGAAACTCAATGCGTCTACCGCTTGAATATTATATGTAATGTTAGTTGCACCACGACCTCCCATTAAGGCTGCGGTAGCATCTGTGCCTGTTACACTTGCTGGACCAGTAACAATTTCAGGGCCACGTTCACCAACAATACCAAATTGACCACTAGGAATACGTCCTCCTTCGGCAAACAAGCCAGCAAAGATATTGCCCAATGGTCCACTCTTACCAAAGATGCTCAAGAACAGTTTGTTCATCTGCATCTTGATAATTTCTGTCATCAAACTCTTGAACAAGTCTTTGAAACTTAGTTTACCTGTTTCAACAAACTTCATGATGCTGTTGGTAAAGCCTTCTGTAATAGTGTTGAAAATATTACGTGCATAAGTGGCTTGATCCTGCACAGTGTTACTCAATTGATTTAGTGCATCCTTGCTGGCTTGAGTCCAGCCATACAAGAATGTGCGTCTACGATCAAAGTCTTCTGTTAGCGCACGATTATTAAGTTCTAATTCTTGTTGACGCACTGCACGTATTTGTTCTAGTGCGGCTAGTTCAACTGCTGGGATGTCTTGTCCAACATACTTTTTACGCAATTCAAGCAGAGCCTGCTGGTTAGCCTTCTCCATTTCAAACTGCATTTCTAGTTTCTTCTTAACTAGTTCATTTTCTGCATCAGCAAGTTGTTGCTGTTGTTCTAATTGCTTGCGGAAATCTATGCCAGTAGCAACAATGTCCATGGTTGCTTGTTTAGCAGCCTTGTTGACTTCATATGCTTGGCTTTCCTCATACAATGCTTGTGTGGTAGCACGTATGGTAGCAAGATCACTGTCCCTACTAGCAGTTAATTTTTGTAACTGAACCTGCAGTTCTGCAATTTGACCTTGTTCTTCGCTGGTTGCGCTCTTACCTTTGGCTCGCAATTTTGCAATTTCATCTTGCATTCTGCGTTCTTCATCGGCATAGTTCTTGTTAAAGTCACGAACTGCTTCATTAACTTTAACTTGTTGTTCACTAACACCAATTTGATCACGCTGGAATTGGATTTGTTCTTTGATTGCGGCAACATTGCGATGATATGCTTGAGCACTTAGTTCAATTTCCTTACGTGCGGCACCTACCTTACGTGCAATTTCTGCTTGACTCTCTGCTACTGCACGACCACTGCCGGCAGTTGTATCAAGTCCTTCACCAAAGTTACCTAATTCAGCACGGAAGTCTTGTAATTCTTTACCTGTGGCACTGCCTGCTTTGTCTAGATCTTTAACAGCATCAATAACGGCTGTGATACCAAAGAAACTTGCCAGTGCGGCACCTACTTTGGTAATGAATGCAAAGATTGGTGCTAGATATGTTTGAGCACTCTTCCATAAGCCAGCAAAGATTGTGTTCTTTGGATTAGAGATTGGGAAGAAAATACGTTTGATGTAGCCGCCAATTACTTCAAAGGTCTTGGGCAATGAACGTAGTGCGGCACCAAATGCGGCTGCTTCTGCACCAACGCCTGCAATAATTTTTCCTACTAGACTGAATACCTTACCAACTGCAAAGAATGACAGTAGCGCAAGACCAACCTTAAACAACACATTAAGAGGACCAATGATACTGTCAATGTTCTTGCTGAGTTTGAATATCATGAAAGCAAGATATTCAATGGCTGCACCCACAGTTCTACCAGTTTGAGTATTCTTCTCAAATTCGTTGAATGCTACCTTGCTGGCTGTGCCCAATGTTGACAGTGCTTGACTGATAGTAGGCGTTGTTTTACCAAATGCTTCTATGATACTGTCGCGGCTGGATTGCATTGCCTTAACAAATACGTCACCAGTTAGTTTACCTTGACTGCCCAGTTCACGTAATTGTCCAACAGTAACACCTAGGCTGTCTGCCATTGCTTGTGCAACAATGGGCATGCCTTCTAGGATACTGCGTAATTCGTCACCTTGGAAACGACCGCTTTGCAATGCTTGGCCTAACTGTAGTAATGGACCAGCGGCTTCTTGTGCGCTCATGCCAGTTGAAGCCATGGCTTTGGCTAAACTGTCTGTGATAGTTGCGGCTTCAAGTTGGCTGATACCTAACGCATCAGCACTACGTGCAATTCTAAAGTAAAGTTCACCAGTTGCTTCTAATGGTGCTCGACTGCTCATTGCAATCTTTGCAATTGCGTTAAACTGTGCTTGTGCATTTGCTAAACTAGGACTAATGGTCATTAGTTTATTCTGCAGATTAGTAACACTATCTGCAAAACTAATTAATGCACCACCGGTTAATGCTGCCAGTAAGGCACCAACGGCAGTTTGCAATCCAGCAAGACTGCGTTCTGCTTCTTTGGTATCAACCGTAACTTTTACTTTTAAATTTTCAGCCATTGCTATCTACCTATAATTTGACGGACTCTTTTACGTAGGTATTGTAACGTAGGTTGAATCATACCACGTGGGCTTTGGCGACTGTATCCGTCATCTAGACGCTGTGCATAAGGATAGTTGGCATCAATGGTATCTCCACGTAGTCTTGTCTTACTACGTGCATTGCCTGTGCGTATGGGTGTTTCTTTGTAAAACACATCATATGCTTCATCAGGCAAACGATTCAATTGACGTTGAATGCGACGAGTTGCGGCTGGTATTGTATTTTCTGTTACAGTAAATTTTATACTCATTACGCCTCTCCTTTAAATTTCTTTAATCCTTGTAGCAGTTGGTCTTCTGATAAGTTAACTTCTGCTGGCATCTTGTTGTGTTTACGCATTTCTTTATCATGCATATACTTTTCATATGCTAGTGCCGCATCCATTACATACACATCAAAACTGTCTGCTTCCTTAAGCACACTGCTGGGTAACATTCCATAACGTTGACCCAGACTGTCTATCATCAGTATTGCACCTAACTTATTACTGTCGGGTTCAATACTATCGCCAGTTACTTTCCCAATAGTTCAGTAACCTTTGTGATTGCCTTCATTAATACCTTAGTTGGTAATGTGTGTTCGTCTGTGATGATTTCCTTGCCTTCTTCGTCAAGGATTAGTTTTCTTACGATGTCTAGCACGTTGACTTCTTTTTCATCGCCAATGTTGCTTAGTTGCATAAAAACGCCAATTGGCTGTCTATCCCATGTGTAAAAACTCACGGGCTCGCCGAACTCCTTGACAATGTCTTCATCGTCAAGTGTGATTTCAATTAGTTGGGGTTTTGCTGCTAGTTGACTTAATTTCATATCTTCATATCCTTTGTATTATCTTTTAAATAATGAATGGCTGTTATCATGAAAGCCATCCTACCTTTGATCTTTCTTAGATCATTTTCAGCGCATTGCAATTCATTCTTGCTCTTCGCTAACTCCGCTTCCAACGTCTGGAGTATCTCCTCCAACGTGTGATTTTCCCATACCTGCATTTTCTTCTCGCTCTGTATATTTATTTGATTTTGTTAATTTGATGTTCATTTGCTTGAGAAATGGTTCAACTGGTTGAACTTTTCCATCATAGCGAAAACTTGGAACACCATCTACCATAGGGCCTGTCCACTGTCCAGTTGCACTATGTTGTTTAATATATTCTACTGTAGTCGGTTTCATGCTATCTCCTAGATAAAAAGAGGGACTGTGTTAACACAGCCCCTCAGTTTTATTACACTGTGCCTACAGCGTATGATCCGTTGACTAGAATCTCCATTGGGCTCACCCATACAGGTGCTCCTGGTGAAACCGCTGCGGCGATGCCGCTTAGGTAACCCTTACCTTGAATATATCTATCGCCAGCGTCATCACCCTGCCAATATAGACGGAAATATGTTTCTGTCTTATTGTTAGTAGTAGTGAAAATGCCCTGTGTGGAGCCGACGTTGCCAAAGAATGTTGTTGGATCCAACACTAGTGTAACAGCAATGCTGTTTGTGCTAGGTGTTGTAACAACTAATTCACTTAGGCTGTCTAACTGCTGCCAGTTGAATGTGCCTGGTGTTGCGTTAACAGTAACTTCCTGCAATGCAGGAACAGTTAATACGTTAGCAAGACCAGCAACACTTTCAAATGCTGCGTCAACGTTAGCACTATAGTCGACACCATCGGCATTGAGGTCTAGACGCACAAAATTTGCTGTGCTATTTACTGCAATATATGCCATTTGGTTTCTCCTTGGTTTAAATGGTTAAAAATCTAAATTCGAATGTATAAGTGTTACGGTCTTCGGTGTAATCATTGGTTACACCACACTCACGCAAGTAGCAATTGGCAACACTGAGTCGGCTGTTTATAACATGACTAATTACAGTGTTGATATCAGAGGGCTGATTCTTAGCATCAACAGTGAGATAACCATTAATGATTATTTCTTGTTGAAACACATCATTGTAATCCAATGTGGAAAACAATTCTGTGGTTGCGTTTTGCTCTGCGTCAATATACAATTTTTTCATGTTCTTGTCGTAGAGCGCAACCCCAGCGGCAGTGAACGGAAGTTCACTGCTTACACTAACATTGGTAGATGCTAGTGCTACGCTTAGGTTTGCTAATAATGTGTCTCTAAATGCCATTATCTAACTCTCACTACATTTTTGCGGCCACGTGTGCGTCTGTTTAGACTTACACGAATTAAACGATCACTGTCATTGAGTGCACCACTGTTATCATAGTCATACCAATCAAGCATTGCAAGAAGTTCAGTGAACAAATCATTGAACTTATTGCTGTAATACTCAATCTTCTGAACTTCTGCACTCTCTGGATTACCAAAGTCTGCCACACGTGGTAGAAGGTATTCTTTGAGAGTGTAGTAGGTGCACATGTCTGTGAAATCGCTTTTGCGCTCAAGTATTAGGTTAGCGTTGAATGCTGGGATGTTATTCACATCATAATCAGCACCAACGTAACCCAAATAATCTCTCCATTGACTACTTGCACGAATCTTTTGATTGATACGTGCAGTAGCCTTTTTGGTGAGATCCTCAATGTAGTCGTTTAGAGTGGGTGGCGTGCCTGGTAAGTTGGCCAGTGTAAACTCATTGGCTTCAAACAAACGTTGATCTTTATCACGCAAGTCATCGGCTTCTGCATAACTTAACACATTACCATTAACAACTATAAATGCCATATCCCGCTCCTCTTATACTATTCAAAATTAGGCGCTGGCTAAGCCGGTTGGAACGTTCTGTGAACGAATGAAACGGCAGCCTACTGCTTGACCAATTAAAGCATCCATTAGAGCCTGGTTGGCAAGTTCTTGTGCAACTGAACCAATTGAACCACTTGCAATACCACCAACACCATTTAGTTCTTTGGCTAACTGGAATTCGTGTGCGGCACTAACTACTGCAAGGTAGAAACCTGCTGCGTCTGTTGGTGCATTGATCTTGCGTAGGTTAGCAACTGATTTGCTGATCATGTTTAGTGATACAGCGCCTGTTGCGGCTGTAGCGTCAAAACTGTCGCTACCGATGATTGCACGTGCAAAGAACACGTTACCACCAGCAGTTGAGAAAGGAACGCGAGCAAAGCCGTTACGGATGGTAGCAACCATTTCGTATTGGTCCTTGTCAACGTCATTCCACATCTT